AATTTTATAATAGTTGTTTGTAGGTTTACTTTTGCTTTTAGTATGTCTAAACTATTCATCTTAATTTATTTAAAGGATTAACACCATATAACTCAAATCCTAAACCTCTATTGAAATCGCAAAATATATAATCTTCTAATAAGGTTTGCTCTCCTCCTGTATCTGTATCCTTAATTTTATCTACTGATATTAAAGTTACGTATTTCATTGATTCGTGTTTTGTTAGCCTATGGATAGTAATAAAATCATCGCATCTGTTTAGGAATGATTTGCCTCCTTCAACGTATGCGGCCATTGGTGGCTTAAGATGTCCTTCCCACATATGACCTTTAGCAAATAGATTGCCTGTACGTCCACTTTCAGATGTTGGGTGTGTGTTTATGTAAATAGTCTTGCCTGTTTCATTTACAAATTGTCTTGCCATATTTAAAAACTCGTAATTGCCTTCATAACCATATTGTCTGTTTAAACCTGTATATGGGTCTATTAAACAACAATCTGCATCAGTCTTGTTAAACTCCTCTAATAACTGTTCTGGTGTATATAGTCTTGAGTTGTCTATAAAATCAAAATACTGCTCAAGGTGTGTTGCATAGCTTCTTATTTGTGTATCTTCTAATTCCTTAAAAGGTCTATCTGCATACATTTGTATTAAGTCACGCATAATCTGTCCATATTGGTTTTCTCCAGCCCATAGACAAAACTTTAATTCGTGTTTTAGTGCCAATACTAAAAAGTACCAAAAGACGAAATATGACTTTCCTACGTTATCGTGTCCTAAAATAATATTTAGTTGTTGAGGTTTAAATTTAAGGTGCTTATCTAAATGACAATCTATTCCTAATCCTTGTTGAATCCTTCCGTGTTTATAATCTAAAAGGTATTTAGTGTGTATTCCTTTACTTAACATAACCTAACTTTTTTGCTTGTGCTAATAACTTATCTTCATTTTCCTTTGGTAATTTTTTAAGCCAGTTCTTACAAGTCAAATATAACGATTTGTATTTTTTGTTATTCTTGAAATTTTCGATACTATCTAAACACGAATCAATAGTTTCTTTTTTATAGTCTACTTCTAACTTTTTAAATTCTTCTACACTTAAAGACAAATGCGCGAAGCTTCTATATATATCTTTAGATATATTATCACTTACACTTACACTTACACTATCAGTCGACGAAAATGAACGACCGTTAACGACCGTTGAATTTCGTTGACGAACTTCAGCACTTTTCTTACCAGCCTTTTTTCGTTGTTCGTGTTGTTTCTCCCACTTCTTCAAATCGCGTTTTAAGGTGTGTTTAATATTAGCAAAAACTGCATTGATTAACATATCTTCACTTACAGGATTTTCGTCATTAACGTAAGCAAATATGTGTTTTATTAGTTCGCCAGCCTTTTCGTTGTCTAACGCGTCAAAGGTTTCTTTCCAGTCTGCATAAGCTATAAATGATTTTTTGTTTTCAGCCATATTTCATAAATAAAAAAACGTAACGCTTTCGGCAGCTGGGATTGCCTACTCACGTCACGTTAGAAAGAATGTTTTTAGATTGTCCCAGCGACATACAAATATAATTAAATTGGTTTATATTCGTAGTTTCTTGTGTTATATTTTTTTAATTCGTTTTTCTGTTCTTCAGTTATATCAAACAAATAAATTAAATCTTTTAAATACCAACAAACTATATATTTCTTTAATTTGAATGGTTCTGGTAGTTTATTTAATAGTTGCCTATATACTTTACCTTCCATTTCGTCAACAAAATATATGTAAAAAGGTATTTGTGTTGTATTCATTAACCTTTTGTAATCTTCATAGTGTGCTAAATCAATTCCTGTAGCTTCGTATTTATTTAATCGTGCTTTTGTTTTTACATCTAATGAAATAACTTCTTGTTTATCTTTTGTTGCTAACATATCAAAATAATGTGCGGCACTTGTTGTAGGTTGGTAAACTATATATCCGTGTTTTTCCAAATAGTCTTTTACAATTTTTTCACCAATGTCACCTTTTTTTACTTCTTTTTTATCTTGCCAACTCATATTAAAATTTATTTATATCGTTACCAAATACTTCCCAACCATTTCTTTTTTCTCTACTAAAATATTCTAATCTTCTGCCCAAAGTTATTTCCTCAATCATAGAAAAAAAACAATCAGGCTTTCTGCTATGTTCTCTACGTGCTTCCGTTAATATATCTCTATATTTTGTGTTTTCAAAATACGGCTTACCTTGAATACCTAGTAAGCAAAATTCGCACTGCATACGAAACCAAGCACCCATACCCATTTTTTCTTTGTTCCAAACTAAAGTAGCCTTATATTCTAAATTCCATTCTTTTAATATTTCAAATGCGTCTGGTAAAAATTTGTGTGTAGTCCATAAAAAAACAATAGAATCCTTTTTTAAAGGCAACTCTATTTTTTTTATTTCTTCTGTTGTCATTTCTGGATATGGGTTTGCTACTCTCCTACCTACAGAATCAAATGAAGTAACCTTTTTATTTTCGCCTTCATAGTTCCACGGTGGGTCAACGCTAATAACATCAAACAAGCCTTCAAGTTCAGGCATATTACCTGTTTCTATTTCTATAAGTTGTTTATTTATTTCTTCAATTCTTTGTTCTTTCTTTTCTTCTTTCTTTATTTCTTTATAAGCTGCGTGAATTGTTAATTCGTTATTTCGTAGTTTTTCTTTTACTTCTTCAGGTGCTTTCTTTTTTACTACGTCAAATTGTGCTTTTTTGCCACTACTCCAACCAAGTTTTTTTCGTATAATTTCTCGTGTATTATGAGCCTCTTTGTCAATAACTGACAAAGTGGTTGTGCCTCCTTTATTTGCGCTTATATTTCGTTTGCCTTTTTCTTTTTCCAGCTTTTCTATTTCTGCCATTAACTCACCTTTAACATAATCACTTAAATTACGTCTACCTAATTGGTTAGTAGCCATCCATATTTTGACATCTATTTCACTTTCAAAATGTTTACTTGTTGTTTTATACTCCAAGTCGAAACGCGTTGCTATGTCGTACCTGTTGTGTCCGTCAATTATATAACCGTTCCAAGTTATTATAGGTTCTCTTATTCCTTCGTTTAAAATATTTGCTTCTAATTGCGCATATTCTTCAGCACTTAATGCTGGTATTAAATTTTTAAATTCTTCTTTAATTTCTATCATATTAATTCTTTATAAAGGTTATTTTCTGTTCTTCTTTTTATTATTTCTAAATCAGTTACGGTAGTAGCTTTAAGAATGTCTTTTCTTAAATTATAGGTTCGTTTTTTTAACTTAATCTTGCCAGTATATTCTACAAGGTCTAAATGTAAAAGCCTATCGTTTGTGTCACGAAGTTCTTTATACCTTTTTATACCGTGTATTACTGTTGCGTGGTTTAAGTCAAATAAGTCTGCTATTTCTTGATAGGTTGCACCAGCTTCACGGAGTATATAAAAAAAGTATATTCTTCTATGAACATATCTTGGTTGTCTACACTTCTTTTTTAATTCGTGTTTTTGTATAAAATATTTCACGTTCTTAATCAAGTCTTCCATATATCCAATTTATTATTAAACAATAAATATACTCTAAAAGTCGTTTCATACTTTATCTATGCTAATTATTAAACCTTGCCACAAGTTAAACAACTTTCGCGCTTCTGTCTTGTCATAAGCTTGTACATACTTTACGGCTTGTACTACAGGTGCGTCAGTATTATTGCCTTTATAGGTCTTGTATAGTATTCTATAAGTGTTCATTAGTTCGTCTTTTTGTATTAAATAATTACAGTACAATTCATCGTTAAAATTGTCCCACCATTCAAGTCTTAATTTATCCATTTAACATATCTTCTAATTGTTCGCAAATATCTTCTTCGTCATAGTAGTTTATACCGTCACAACGTAAGGTGCTTTGGTCTACTCTATAATACCTTTCTTCAAGTTGCACGTACTTTATCGTGTCAGTAAAACTGTTGTAGCTATCTGGTTCGTCAAAAGTTCGTGTTTCTATATAAAGCTCTACTTCATAAGGTGTTTCGCCTATGTAAAATATACAACCGTCTTGGTCATAGTATTCTATTTCTATTTCGTAACTCATACAAATAATTTTAATAATACATAATACATTGTGAACGCAGTCCACATAAACACGAATCCTAATATTAATTCTTTCTTTGCTTCTTTCATAACTATTTATTTATTTCATATTCTGCTAAAGCCGAACCGAGTATATGGTTTTCGTCATAGCACCTATTTAATTCATTTTCTAAGTATATATTAACTTGTTTCAAACTATCACAAGATTGTTTAACATATACTACTTTAGGTTTTGTTTGTTGTTTGCAACTAAACAACAATAAACTAACTACTAATACTTTTTTCATAATGTAACTACTATTTTATTAAACCTTTCATTAAGTCGTTTAATACACATCATATAAGTGTGTATTTTGTCCGTGTATATGTCGCGAATCTCACGAAACCAACTACCAGCAGTTTCTATTGTTTCTTGGCATAAGGCAATTCTGTCTTGAAAAGATTGTATGCCTTCTTCAATCTTAACAAGTGTTTCTAATTTTTCTAAACGTGTCATAATATTGTTTTTTGTTTATACACAAATCTATATAATTTTTAACAATATATTACACTTATTAACAAAAAAAGTTTCAATTATTTTATTAACACCTGTATGTTAGTAAGTTGTTTATTTAGAATATTCGGTGTGAATCTATGTATTTACGCACAACGTCATCTTTATTTGACCTGTCACGTTCTGTTTTTATAGTTAAGAATCTACCACCTGTTGGCTTTATTGGTGCGCCACGTTCAACGTGCCAACCTTTTGCGCCTTCTTGGTACTCCTCTTTATACGTGCCTGTCAGGAGTAAGTGTATTGGCTTGTGTTTTACATAGTAGCCTTTATATGCGTTGTGGCTTAATGTATCTCTAACGTCATTACGTGCAGAATTTTCGTGTATATGTCCCATAGTGTAAACGTCGCAACCTTCGTACATTTCCAAAGCTCGTGTCAAGTTCAAAGCACCTTTTGTAACTACTCCTCCGCCACCAGAACCGTGAAAGTATTTAATTTTGATACTTAATATTTTAGTGCTATCAATCATTTTAACGATAAGCCAACCACCATAACCACCTGTTTGCACATTAGAATTACATTTTAAATTAAGTAAGTCTACAAACCTTTGAAGTATATCTGTTTCTTGCCATTTAATAATTCCTGTCTCGTGATTGCCGTAACCAATAACCGTTAGTATATCTGCGTAAGGTTCAAACCATTCTACCGCAGTAGTTACTATTGAATCTAAATATTTTGCGTTGTTGTGTTCTGGTCTTATATCTGACTTATTGCGTCTATTATCGCCACGTCCTTGCATCAAGCAGAAAAAGTCTCCGTTAATCATTACAGGTATATTATTTTCTTTGCAGTAGTCAAGATGTTTTTTAAGTAATTCACGGTCGCACTTTGGATTGTCCCAGTGCAAATCTGAAAGCATAGCTATTTTAGTTTCTTTGCCTTCTATTTGTAATTCGTGAACGTTGCTGCCGTGCCTTACTATCTTCATAAATACTTATTAACTACCTTACTACCTACATACATTAAAAAACCTAAAATACATACACCTATAAGCAACAAATAATAGTTTGGTTTTCTATTCGTTTTTGCGTCGGCTTTAGCTTTGTGAACTTCAACGCGCGTTATCATTCTTATAGTATCGCGTTTTAGCTTGTATTCTATTCGTGTTTCTAACCTTGTTTTAGGTATTTCAATATTTTTGTAGAAAATAACAGTATCTTTTGACGTGTAAAAATGTTCGTAGACCAATGTATCGTGTTTTATTACTGGCACACTATCTATAGTTGTAATTCTTATCGTGTCGCTTGTTTTAACGACTTCTAAGCCTTTTTTAAGTGCCTTTCTATAGTGATACTTAGCCGAACAAGAAAAAAGCGTTAAAACGCAAATTATAGCAATTATTCTCATTTCTCAAGTTCTTGTATCATTTCAAAGTGTATTTTGGCTATTCTGTCGCGTCCTTCTTCACTCATTAAATACTTATGACAATTATCGTAATTAGTCATAAAAAAGTTTTCACTTAATATTGCAGGCATAGCCGTCTTTGCAAGTACCCAAAAATTAGCTTCTTTATCTACGTCACCGTCTGAATAAGTGTCTTTTCTAATGTATTCGCCTGGAAACTCAGCTTCAGCCTTTTCATATAGAATAGTTGCAATTGCGTCACTTTGTGTTTCGCCTTTAGAAGTATAACAAGACCAACCATTAGCACTTTCTTCAGTAAAGCCGTTGGCGTGAATAGAAATATAAATACAAGGTTTATCCGTGTTTCTGTAGATTTCGTTAGCCTGTGCCGTTCTAGTGCTTAAAGGTATGTCAACGTTCGTGTCGACTAAATTAACACAGTCAATATTAGCGTCGTTACAAAGCTTCATTAATCGCTTAACTATAGCACGATTAAATTCGCCTTCAAATAATTGTGTGCCGTCATCCCAAATAGGCGACCTTTTACCAGCCGTTTGATAAACTCCGTCTATTATGCCACCGTGACCGTTGTCGAATATGTATAAGTATTTACTATTTGATTTTATCGGTTGGTTGCAACATTTACAAATCTTCATTTTTTTTGATGTTTTTAAAGTCTTGAGTAACTTCTTTAGCACGAGCAAATAAGTTCTTAAGCGCACTCCAAATGTCCTTTTGATAGATAGCACGATAATTTTCATTTATAGATACGACTTCAATAGAAACAAGTGTAAGTGCTAAAACTTTAGTAACTAACATATCGATGCTAAAGAAAGAATATACTATTTCATTAACTAAAAAGTAGTCAATCAAATAGAATAATATGACCGTAGCTTCATAAAGTAGAATTTTCGACATTATAGCCGATAGTTTACGACTTGTAATTGGTTGCTTAAGTTTACGTGCTTTGTAGATGCCAGAAAGTGTGTCCAATAAGACTGCCGCGCCTATAAGTATAAGAATACCAACTATAGGTAAAAAAAACGAAAAAATGATTGCCATTAGCTTTGATAGATTGAGTTTAATTTTTG